ATCATGCCTTACGTAAACAAACCAAGACCTTATGCAAAAGAGTACGCTGAGTATCAAGGTACAGAAGAACAAAAGAAAAACCGTGCTAAAAGAAACAAAGCACGCCGTCAATTAACAAAAGAAGGCGTAGTACATAAAGGCGATGGCATGGATGTAGACCACAAAAAGCCTTTAAGTAAAGGTGGCTCAACAGAACGAAGTAACTTAAAAGCCATAACTAAAAGCGCCAATAGAGCGAAAAAATGATAAAGCATAATGAAATACTAAATAGTGAAGCATGGAATGTACCTATTCAACAACTTGTTGACCTGTGGGTTGTTAAGTTTGGTAACAAGTGGGTTAGCAATGAAGAAATAGATCAGTTCTATTATGTGGCTTGTAATCGTCTACTAGATAGTGGTGCGTTAGAAAGACATTCTTTGCCCAACGCTTTTGAACCTGTGTATAGATTGGTGGAAAAGTGACGGAAAGATATTCACATGGTTGGACAGACCCACGAAGTATTTATGGTACTACAGTAATAATAAGACGATATGGAAAGGAATATAAAATGGAAAACAAATTTGAAACACAAGACTACTCAGTAGAAATAAATTTAGAAGAACACGAAAAAGCGCATGAACAATATACAAAAATGTTGGGCGCATCTATGCAACAAACGATGCAAAAAGCCTTAGAAGTATTGTTTGCAAATACATATGCTAAATGGCGTAAATCGTATTCAAAACTAGACGACAGAGGAAAACAAATGAAAGTTGATGCGCACGAATATATAACAGAAGCTAAAAACTTACCAATAGAGACTTGTGAGGCTCTATGGATAACTAAGTATGGTAACGAGCCTTTAGTTGCAATGGCAATAAATGGACAAGATGAGTTAATGTGGGAAATAGGTAATAAATTATTTTGGGCAGGTAAAATAGTTCACGATGACAAAGCGGATACATACTCATGCAAATAGTAGATAATAAAGCAGTTATATTTAAAACACGAACGCCTGATAAGTATGGTGTAATACCTAAGAGTCATATTGTTGCTGAGAACAACGGCGTGTATGAAGTTGCCGTTTATTGGGGACTTGATGAAGCAAGAGTACTACGTAACTTAGGAGTTAAAAATATTCAGTCACCGATTACTGCACGCTATCGCTTTCATGGTATGCACAAGCCATTTGCACATCAGGTTGATACTGCATCATTCTTAACTTTAAATCGTCGTGCTTTTGTTTTTAACGACCCCGGGACTGGTAAAACTATGTCTGCTCTATGGGCGGCTGATTATCTAATGGAGTTAAAAAAGATACGTAGATGTCTTGTGCTATGTCCTCTGTCGATTATGCACGATGCTTGGATGAACGGTATAGGTAAGAGTGTTATACATCGTAGTGCTATTGCGGCGCACCATCATCAGGCGGCTAAACGTATTGAGATGATTCAAGGAGACTATGAGTTTGTTATTGTTAACTATGATGGTCTAAACTTAATTGCTGATGAAATAATTAATGACGGTAGATTTGATTTAGTTATTGTTGATGAAGCAAACGCATATAAAAACGTAGCTACAAAAAGATGGAAGACACTAAATCGTATTCTTAAACCTGAGACTATGTTGTGGATGATGACTGGTACACCTGCATCGCAGTCACCTTTAGATGCGTATGGTTTAGCTAAACTTGTTAACCCAAATGCAGTACCTAAATTTGCAACGGCATGGCGTGATAAAGTCATGCAGAAGATTACGATGTTTAAATGGATACCGAAGCAAGGCGCAAGCGAAGAAGTATTTAAAGTGTTACAGCCTGCGATACGTTACACCAAAGAAGAATGTCTTGACTTACCACCAGTTCTTACAGAGACACGTGACATACCACTAACACCTCAACAAATTAAATACTATCGCTTACTAAAAGATCAAATGCTTGTCACTACAGCAGGAGAAACAATTACTGCGGTTAATGCGGCGGCTAGCGTTAATAAGTTGTTACAAATATCATCAGGTGCGGCATATACCGATGGGCAGGAAGTTGTAGAGTTTGATTGTGCGCCACGATTAAACGTGTTGTTAGAAGTACTACATGAAACATCAAGAAAAGTTATTGTGTTTGCAAACTTCAGGCATAATATTGAAGCTATACAAACACATTTAAATAAACATGGCATTGAGTGTGAAGCGATTCATGGCGACGTAAGTGTGTCTAAACGAACTGCCATATTTAAAAAGTTTCAGGAAACGCCAGTCCCGCGCATACTAGTCATACAACCTCAAGCCGCGTCACATGGTGTTACATTAACTGCGGCGGATACAGTTATATTTTTTGGACCTGTTATGTCTGTTGAAACTTATGTACAATGTATAGCACGTACAGATCGTATTGGACAGAATAGCAACAAAGTAACTGTTATACACTTGCAAGGTAGTGAAATCGAGCGTAAGATGTTTAAACGATTAGAGTCTCGTGTAGAAGACCACGGCATGTTATTAAAGTTATACGAAGATATTATTAAGTAGCACCATAAGTTAATTTAAATTTTTTAAGAAACCACATTTTATATTGCATAATTGCCATTATTGTTGTAAATTATTTGACAAAGGAGAAGTAAATGACAACAGAAGAAACAATACCTTTAGATAAACTTGCTCGTGTTTATCGTAAAATCCGTGACAAGATACAGGTATTAACTAAAGAATACGAGACTCAGGTTGAGGAGTTAAAGGCTCAGCAGTCTGAGATACAGAGTGCGATGAAAGACCAAATGCTTGCGTTAGGTAGTTCGTCAATCAAAACATCCGAGGGGACAATCATATTGGCTCAAAAGGTACGCTATTACACAGAAGATTGGGATTCATTTAAAAGCTTTGTGCTTGAGAACGATGCCCTTGACCTGTTTGAGAAACGTATTCATCAGACTAATATGGTTGCATTTTTGGATGAAAACCCCGGAGTCGTGCCGGCAGGTCTTAATAGCATGACAGAATATACAGTATCAGTTCGTAAACCAACCTCTAAATAAGGACAAGCAACAACATGAGTAATATTACTACTTTTAATCCTACTAAAGTTCCAGCATTTGTTAAGAAAGCTGAATTATCCTCAATCGCAAAAGCACTTGCAGGCGGCGGTACAGGCGGCACAAGCATGAAACGTATCTCGACAAAAGGCGGTGTATTCCGTTTATTGTCAGGCGGTAAAGAAGTGGCATCTATAGATGATCGCCACCTTGATGTTGTAATTGTTAACGCCGCACCTAAAGTTAGCCGTACGTTTTATGCAGGGCAGTATATTGAAGGTGAAGCAAAAGGACCTGATTGTTGGTCAGCAGATGGTGACTTACCTGATGCAAGCGTAGCCGAACCACAAGCTAAATCATGCGCAACCTGCCCACAAAATATTAAAGGTTCAGGTCAGGGCGAATCACGTGCTTGCCGTTTCTCTCAGCGTTTAGCAGTAGTTTTAGCTAATGACTTAGAGGGAGATGTTATGCAGTTAACTCTAGCGGCTACATCTATTTTTGGTAAAGACGAAGGCGAAGCACGTCGCCCATTACAAGCGTATGCTAGATTCCTAGCGGCTCAAAATATTAATCCTGAGATGGTTGTTACACGTCTTAAATTTGATACAAAAGCCGCAGTACCTAAGTTGTTCTTTATGCCAGTTCGTTGGTTAGAAGATGATGAATATGCCTCAGCTATTGAAAAAGGACAGACCGAAGATGCCAAGCGTGCTGTTACAATGACTGTTTCACAAGCGGATAATGTAAAACCACCTGTGTTAGAACATAAAAAAGCAGCACCGATCGTTGAAGAAACAGAAGAAGTTGATGAGCCTGAAGTACGTAAAGAAACTAAGGCAAAACCAACGGCAGTACCCAAGAAAGCTAGTAGCTTAGCTTCAGTAGTAGATAATTGGGACGCAGACGACGAGTAAATTAATGGGGGCTTCTGCCCCCTAAAAATGGAAACAGCATGGCATATTCAAATATAATTAAAGAAACAACGGCTAAAGCGCCAAAGTCACTAGGTAATCAACTAGGGCGATGGGCTATTCACCTTGATTTTCCAGTAATCAAGATAGCACAATATACTGGGGCAACTAGACAAACAGTCTATAACTGGTTTAGTGGAACTGAAGTAACGCCTGCATACAGGGAAAAAGTCAGTAATCTACTAAGGATTCTTCAATCAAGCAAAACATCAGACGAGGCACTACGCAATGTACAAAAACATAATTGAACCAAGAACACTAACAGATAAAGAATTAATACGATTTGCGGAAGAACTTGTACATTCCGGTGAGATGCCGGTGGCAATGCAACTTGAACTAATTAAGCGTTTTTCTCATTACGTAAACTAATCTAGGGGAAGTCATATGAAGTCGCAGGATTTCCTAGCGACTGTACTTCCGTCTTCAGGTGCGTATTGCGCTTGCGAATTTAGTACAGTTGAAAAAAACAGAGTGTTCGTTGATACGATTGAAGAGACGTATAATGCGGCGATGTCATTTAGCCATTCGGGTTATGAGTCTTTCTATGCTCTAGCTACTTTTGGTAATGATGTAGACGATAAAGGCGTGCGCAGACGTACGGCGGCAAATGCTTTAAAGATTAAATCTTTGTTCTTAGATATTGACTGTGGAGAAGGAAAGGACTATCCTAACAAGACCGAAGCTGCTGCGGCGTTGGATAAGTTTTTGTCTGAAACTTCTTTAGCAGAGTTAGGAACGCCATGGATTTTATCTAGTGGGGGCGGACTACACGTATACTGGGCGTTTGAGGAAGAAGTTGATATAGTAGACTGGAAACCAGTAGCCGAAAACCTCAAGCGTCTTTGCGCCAAAAACGGATTTAAGATAGATCAAAACGTCACGGCAGATGCGGCAAGGGTATTGCGTGTACCCGACACCTACAATTACAAGATAAAAGACAAGCCACGCAAAGTAAAAATAATGGTGGAGTCAAACCCGCAGACGTTTAATTTTAAAACAGTTGCACAAAATCTTAGAGAGAAAATGAACGGCTCAGCGTATGAGTTACTTCAATCTAGTATAAGTTTAGCAGGCACTAAACCAAAAGCAGACGCAACAACTAACAGCGTTAAGCTAATTGAAAATTCTATTACTTTATTCAAGAATATCGAACGGACAACCGAGCCTTGCTTGCAGTTAAAACACTACGAAGAACACGCCGCAAACGATGGTATGGAGCCGTTATGGTACGCTTGGATTTCTATTGCCAAACGCTGTGAAGATGGATTTGAGTATGCAAAGAAGTTAGGAGACATGCATCCATACGATGAAAAACGTCTTACTGACAAATGGAATCACTCAAAAGGACCAACTCCTTGCTTAAAATTTGATAGTTTAAACCCAAATGTATGCGAGAAATGCCCACACTACGGCAAAATAACCAACCCATTAGCGTTAGGTAGAGATGTTAAGGTAGATAATGAAGCAAAAGACATACTTATAAGTAAAGAAAACGTACCTGAACAAATACTTATAAGTAAACCAATACCGCCTAAAGGATTTAGTTATGGTGCAAAAGGCGGTATTTACATAGACAAAAATGTTGAGGATGAGAACGGTAACAAGACTAAAAAGCCAATGATGTTGTTGTCTTACGATTTATTTGTTGTTGATATTTTATTTACTGAAGGCGAGCATTACGCACATTTAATGGCTATGCGCCCTGAAGGACCTGTTGATGTTATGTTGCAACAGAAAAGTATTATAAGTAAAGATGAGACATTAAAAACTTTAGCTTCACAAAATGTCATCGCCTGCTATGGTGGCTTGGATAAAGAATTGTTTTACTATGTACGTGCGGCGGTTGAACACGCTAGCACAAACAAAAGACCTGTTAAAGTACCTGCAAGTTACGGTTGGCAGGAAGATGGTATAAATGATGACGGCTCACTTAGATACAGTTCGTTTGTTTATAACTCACGTATTTATTACCCCGACGGTAGAATAATATTTGTACCAATGCCCGGACTTGCTAACATTAATAACGCTTGTAGACCAACAGGTTCATTTGATGCTTGGAAGAAAGCCGTTGATATGCTAGTAGCCCGTGAATTTAGCGACATTCTTACTATGGGTTTAATTGGTCCTGCGTCGCTTCTTATGGAATTTCAAACAGGTATAAATGGTATGACATACCATATGGGTTCTTCAGAGTCAGGCACAGGTAAAAGCTTAGCACAAATGTTAGCCTGTAGTTTCTTTGGTTCACCTAACCTGTACAAGCTAAGTCAAAGTACGTCTCCTGTAGCGATTCAGCAACGTGCTGGTATACTCCGTAACTTCTCAATTATTACAGACGAGGTAACAACTAAAAGCCGTAATGATTTTGAATGGCTACCTGCACACTTGATGGATAAGTCGCAGGGTAAAGGTAAAGATCGTATGGAATCGGGTGCAAACAAAGAAAGAGAAAACACAACCGTATGGAAGAGTATTGATCTTTTTTCATCCAACACGCACGCCACGGACTACCTAGCTGGTACAAGGAAGCACTCATCACAAGCGGAACTTTTACGTATTTTAGAAATGAAGATGACTGTTAAGATTCAACTTAACGATACTGAAATTGATTTAGTTAAAAGCTTAAGCAATAATTACGGCGTAGCAGGCGATAAACTAATTAGATGGATGGTTACTAACATTGATACAGTTAAAAAAGTTTTAGAAGATACTACATTGGCTCTCAAAAAAGAATTTAATGGCACGCCAGATGAGCGTTTCTGGACTGCGGGTAATGGTTGTATTGTAACTATGGCTATTTTGTTAGGTAAAAAATATGCGAACATCGTTGACATACCTGTAAAACCTGTTATAGAATCTTTGCGCAAGATGGTGGAAGATAGCAGAAAGCTTATCAAAGGTAACAAGCGTACGGCAGAAGATATTCTTAATAGTTACACCCGTGAAAATTACGGTAAATTTGTTGTTGTTAAAGTTGTTGAGGGTAAGTTAGAAGCTATACTAGGTAGTGGCGGTACGATTGATCAGTCTATAACACGTTCACAAGTAACTGGTAGGGTTGAGCATGACGTTACGCCTAACCATATTGACTATTTTATTGAAGAACAACAACTACGTGCGCATTGTGTAACGATGAGTTATGGCTACGATGACTTTAAAAAGGAAATTGAAAAACTGCCTAACTACAAAGTGATGTACAAAAAGAAAGACATGCTAGGTAAAACTAGAGGTCCTCAAATGCGAGTTAATGTTATGCATATCTGCCGCCCATTAGAAGACGATATATTTAATAAAGATGATTAAAGTGCATTACCCGTGGTCTACAACCCCCGTAAAAGGGGGTTTTTTCGTTCCAACACTTCAGTTGGAAAAGGTTAAACTTGATGGGCTAAAAGCGGCTATCTACAACAAAGTAAAAGCAACGGCAGAGTTTGGTATAAAAGATGGCAAGCTAGGCGTTTGGTTTACCCGCGTGCGCTAGCGGAAAGGTCTTTAGCTAAAGCAATTTTATCTTGTCTTATTTCATCCAAACGTCTACGTTTTTCTTGTGGCGACATCTTAGGATTGCTTCTCACATCACGCTCTTCTTGAGTTAAATCACCCATTTGTTTGCGGAATGTACCAGCCGCACTCTCTAAACCAATTATGTCAGCTTTAGCATCTAATAGAGCATCGGCTTCTTTTACACGCCCTTCGTCTTCATACTTCTTGTATGTTTCTGCCGTGCGTCTAATATCTTCCATATCTTTATATGCTTTATCAATTAAGCGTCGACCATCAATAGGCTGGAAGAAAGCGCCAACAACAGGGGTTTCTGATAATCTTCTAGAAGGCGCTTCAACTTCTGCAAATTCTTTTGATTTAAACATCGGGTTAGTAAGTGATGCAATAGCTAACGGCAAACTACCTGTATAACCTCTTATTAAATACTCAAGTCTATTAGGCGATATATTAAATACTTTGCCAATTTGTTTAGCTATCTCAGTTGTTCTGTCGCCATATCTTTCAGCAGGATCAAATCCTTGCAAACGCTGAGAATCAATAGCTGCATCTGTATAGAATGAATAATTTAATGCAGCTTCTAATGCAGGTTTAAATGCTTGCGGTAATCCATATGAACTAGCGCCGGGTATCTGTTTAGCAAATTGAACAAGTAAAGCCTTATTAGTATCTGCGGAATCAAGATTTTTATTTGAAGCATTAACTAAAGCTTCGGGTACGGCTTTAAATATTAAACCAATTTCAAATGGAATAGGCACTCTTAACGGTTCATCAGAAAACGGAACTTTAATAAACCAGTTATTTAAGCGCTCTTCATCCGTAGCATTTAAATAAGACTCGTCGTCACTCATCATCATAGCGTAAGCCATACTAGTAGCGGCAAGAGTTAAACCACGCTGCATTAATTTTTTTCTTACTTGAAGCTTTTGCTCAAATGGCATCTTACCTGTAAACGCTTTATATAGTACATCAAGACCCTGAATCTGTGCGTTCATAAAAGGAATAACTTGTGTAGCCATAAATAAACTTGGTGATGTACCACGCTTACTAAAGTTCATAGATTCTAGCGTTGCAAGAGTTGCTTCCATGTCAGACAGACCTTGTCTAATAAAATCATTATATAAAGCAACACGTGTAGACGCATCGCCTTTAACTGCAAGACTATCTAAACTAGATATAAGCGTGTTTATATTAAAACCTTCTTTACCTTTGGCAAGATCCGCCATAATCTTACGTTGATCTTCAGACGTACCTGTTAAAACTTGCCCACCTAAAATACCACGACGTTGTAATTCTTTTTCTGTTTCACTTCTACCAGTTAACATTTTGCCTGTTTCTTTTAGTGAAGACATAATAGGCGTTGAATTAGCACCCGTTAAAATATAAGCGCTTAAAGAATCACGTACAATTTGACGAGCCGCATACGCAGGATTTCTTACAACCCATTTACGCAAGAAATTAGATGGTATGTTCATTGTCTTAATAATAGTAGGTAGAGATGTATTAACGCCTTCTAAACCTTTAACTAATAATTCAGATGGTATTCCTGCATTTTCAGAATTTACTTCAGCCCAATATAAATCGCCGTCTCGTTTAAAATGAATAACTGTTGGTCTAGCAGGACCCGGACCTTTGTAAATACCGTTGTCATTTTTTTTATCAGATTTTACGTTTAAATAACCAAGTTCACTTAAACCATAAGCCGTATTGCGAGCAGCTAGGTTACGTAACGCCATATCTGTAAGCATAGAAGTGTTCTGTAACGCACTAGTAAACACATCCATAATAGGCTTATCGCCACCAACTAATTCATGTAAGTAAGGTTGATCTTTTAAGTTACCAATTTTTACTGATGGCGCACCTTTAATATCTAAAAATACTTCATTAGTATTTTTATCAACACGATAGAAAGGCACGTAATCTTTTTCAGCTAACATTTTTGCGGCGGCATCTTTATTTAAAGCCCCTGTTTTAACCGCAAAATTAATTAAACCTTTGTTATACTCATTGTAAATATCCGCAGCTTTCTCAAACGCAGCTTTAGTCTTAGCATCAGAACTAACCGCATTTAACACATTTGTTAACATTTCAGGTGTAACATTACCACTAAAATCTAAAGCGTTAATGCCTTTATTTTTAGCACGAATAGCGGCTAAATATTTAGTAAACATTTCAACTGCCGCTTCGTGGTTTCCTACATTTGCGCCACGCAAAGCCTCTGCCATTTTTTTCAAGCTAGCGCCTTCTTGTGACTCAATTAATATTTCTTTAGTGCCATCTTTACGTGTTTTTTCTACTAAATCAATAGGACCTCTAGATGTAATTTCGCCAACCCAAGTCATACGTTGATCGTGCATACGTAAAAAATACATAAGCTGCGTGGCTTTTAAAGAATCTTTCATCTTTTCAGCAACTTTTTCTACTGGAGCAAATCGGTCAATAAGTTTAGTTCTCCAAGCAAGTCCTGAACTATTAGCGCGCACACTACTTAATATGCTTTTTGGCATAGCAACCATAGCCTCTGTTTCTTTAGCTACGTCGGCAAATTTACTGTTGTAAGTAGGATGTACGTTAAATAAAATATCTCCATCTGCATTTTTATAAGCGCCGGGTGCCATTTCTTTAAACTCTTTGCGCGCATCTCTTAACATCTTGTAAATGTCGCTAGTAGATATATCTAAATCAACACCCCTTTTTCTTAATGCAGCACGCACAGCGCCTACCATAGCTTTAATAAATTCGTTGGCTTTAGCTAAAAACCCTTTGTCTGGTCGAGCCTCTTCAGTATGGGCAATCAATTCACGCATTGCCGCCAAGTTAGCTTCTTCATTTGTTTTGCCATTACGTTTAGCAGCAGCGTATGCAGCTTGTGCATCTTCGCCAACTTCTAACTTATCAGCTAAACCCATTATCCCGCCTTCTTGTTTTTCAACTTTATTGGCTAAAGTTTTCATACCTTCTTCACCAATAGTAGTTTCAATACCCAAGTGACCAGTAATTTCGTGCGCCATCGTACGTTGTAAATCTTTTACGTCAGCGTGGTTTTCTGCAACAATAAATACAGAGCCATCAGGCAAAACACCGCCACGTACTTCATCAGGGTTATACCCTAACTCTTCAATTCTATCTTTAAGACTTCCTGACAACTTACTAAGAACCGTTATATTTAAACCTTTAGGTACTTTAATTTTGCTAATAACTTTATTAGCTTCATCTTGACTAATACCTACACCGCCATGTGCAGGCTCAATACGAAAATGAATATTGGGTTTACCAAAAAATAAACCTGATTCAACCGCTTCAAAATCTTGTCTAGATACACCAATATCCCTAGCTTCTTGTTCAACATCTTTAAAAACTTTTTTAACTTTTTTATTTGCCGCTTTAACGCCTGTTTTCATTTTAGGCGGTGTTGGTTTACTTTTATCAATAAATCCCTGCGCTTCAAGGCGTTTGTTTGCTAATTTTTCATCTAATTTTTTTTGTAAATATTTAGCTGAATTATTTTGTTTCTTTGCCAAATTGTTAAATTTGTTAGCTTCTGCTTTTGTTTTTGCTTCTTTTGCTTTGTAAGTATTTAACTCCGCTTGTATTTTATATTTTTTAATTAATGCTTCTGTTTCTTCAACAGTAAGTTGTTTTTGCGCAAGATTTCTAACAGCTTGCATCTGTTTAGCGCCTTCAATAGTTTCTTTTTTTACTTTAGCCGCTTGTTCTTCTTTAGTTAGCGGCTCTAGTGTTTGAGTAAGCTTTTGTTGTATTGGAGACAACTGCGCTATTTTATCTGCTCTTAATTTAGCTATTTCTCTAGCAACCTTGTTGTACTCTGTAGTACCTTCTGTTAACTTTTCAAGTTGTTCTTTTTTTGCTTTAAGTTCTTTGTTAGTATCAACTAAACTTTCTTGAGCAACAGTTAACTGCGTGTTTATAACAACAGTTCTTCTAACCCCCGGCAAAGATTCTAGGGCTTCTAGCCGTTGTTGTTCCGCTTTACGTTTTTCACCTACTTGGGCTTCTAAAAGATTTAAAACTTCAGCGCTAAGTTTTGCTTGTTTAGCACGTTCTGCGTCTAAACTCTTACTAAGTTCTACTGAATCAGCTTGTCCAGCGGCTACAGCTTTTTTATATTTTTCTTCAAGACCGTTAAGAATACCTATTTCTAATTCAACATTAGCATTTATTAACTGGTTTGCGCGTTCGTGCAAAGCATCTATTACTTTAAGTCTTTCATCGGCAGTTGCATCTATATGTTTTAAAACTTTTCGTAGGTCTATCGTTTCTTTTTCATCTATCGTTTCTTTTTCATCTACCGTTTCTTTTTTATTTTGACTTTTAGTAAGCGTTTCTATCTTTTTACGCTTTTCTTCTATCTGTTTATTAAGATCTTTAACACGCTCATTACCGCTTATTTTTTCTTCAGGATTTTGTGGCTGTATTTCTGCCTGTTCTTTTACTAAATTGTTTATTTCTTTTTGCGTTTTTTTAATTTCTTTTTTAAGTTTATCTACTTCTTTAATAGATTCAACAACTTTACTGCGCATATTCCACAGCTGTTCTGCATTATTTCTAAGATTGCTAACACTTTCGTCAACATTGATTAAGTCTTCAATAAAAGATCTTTGCGCGGCAAGATCATCTAAAAGATCGCGGTTTATTGTTTTTTTCTTTTTGTTTGCTTCTGCTCTATCTTTTATTTCTTGTAATTTTTTTTCTATTTCTTGTTTAGCAAACTTAAATTTTTGAGACTGAATTGCTACTAAACGCATAAAATTTTTAGGCGTTGCACGAACTGTAGCTGTTTGAAATTCAGATAAAGCTTTATCAGAAAACAAATCCCCTTGATTAATATTGCCTATGTTAGACACATCAACTTTTTTACCAGCTTCTTTTTCACGAGGTGTTAAAGCGCTGGGTTCTGAAACTTCATATACAGGAGTTTCTATTATTGCGTTAGTCGTTGTATCAACTGTTGGGTAAGATCCTGTTTTTCTAACTTTAGAAACATCTGTAGGCGCTTCTTCTTTTTTTGGTCTGCCATCCTGTATCTTTAAAGCAAATTCTTCTTCAGCAACGCCATATTTGTTTTTAATATTTTGCAGTTCTTTTTCAAGAGGGCTTAAGTTTTCAAGCTTATTTTCTTTGCGGTACTTAGATCTAAACTCCCCTTTTAGCTTACCTACTTTAGTAGCTTCTTCACCAACACCAGCGCCTTTTAAATTAACTTTAGTAGGCAGTTCAGCATATTCTAATGCCGCAGCATCTTTATTTTTAATAACATTGTTTATTTTGTCACGAAGTTCTTGAACTAAAATTAGCACTTCGCCATCATTTAATACCTGCTGCCCATTCTTTTTACGTATTGCATCAATCTCTTCGATAGCGTGAAGTATATAGTTTCTACCCGCTGCGTTAGCTTTTTGTTCTGCCTTAGCATCATCAGGGTTTTCTTCTAACGTATCCAAATGCGTTTGTAAAGCATCGAGAGATTCTTGTTGTTTACGTTCTAAGTATTTTTCAGGTGTTACTTTTTCGCCAGTAACTTGTTTGGCATACTCATGCTTATATCTATCTTCAGCTTCAGCAATTTCTCCAAGCAATTCATCGGGTCTATCTTTAGCGTACCAAGGAATATTGGCACCCATTTTTTCTAAAGTCGCTTTTTCTTTTTTAAGAGCATCAAGCTTATCTTTAAGTTCTTTTAATGTTGGTTTTTTAAAGTAAGAATCTGCAATACCTTTAGACTCTTCAATTTCGTTTTGTGCTTCTTCTTGTTTAAGAAGCTCTTCATTGATTGGCTCTTTTTGTGCTTTTTCTTCTGCAACACGTTTTTCGTATTCAGGGTAGGTTAATTCTTTCTCACCTTCAAACAAAGACGTTTGTTCAGTCGGCATCTTTTCAAAAGCTTTTAAGTTACTTTGCGTCTCTTCTATACGCTTAACAATACTATCAAGTTTTTTCTTGTCATAAGCACCGCTTTCTATATCATACTTAGAAAACTCGGTTTGTAATCTTTTAAGTTGTTTTTCTAAATCAGCTTTTGTTTTATCAGCTGTGTTAGGCGTTCCACCCAATCTTTTAAGCGCTTTTTCATCATCCGCAATTTTATTAGTTAATTCTTCATGTTGTTTTGACAACTGCGTATATGTTTTGGTATCGCCTGTTTTAATAGCTTCGTTTAACTTATTTTCTATTTCAGTTAAAAATTTTTGATCTTCAGGTAAAGATTTTTCTAAAGCTGTGCGTTGTTGTGTTTCTTCCGCAGCAGTTAAAGTTGATACTGGCGCTAAACCTGCTTTTGGCGGTTTGCCAAATAATTGTCCTGTTTTTTGTTGCGCTTCTTCAAACTCTTGTTGTTTTTTATTCTCTTCTTCTTGAAGTTTTTCAGCTTTACGTTGTTGTAATTCATCTAACGTAAGTTTAGCAGTTGGTATCTCTTTAACACGTTCAGGCGCAAGTTCACGCAACTCAATAACTTTATCATTAAGTTGGTTTTCTAATTGTTTAATCTTAGCGTTAGTTTCTTTTTTTGTAGCTTTATCTAAATCTTTATCTTTTGCTAAATCTTTTAAACTAGCTATCTGCAACTCAAGTTCATTACTATCGCTTATTAACGTGTTGTGATATTCAGGAGTTTGACGTTCTTTGTCTTTAAGCGCTTGTTCTTCTTGTTGCTTTTTAAATGCTTCTTCTGTTCTTTTATCTTCAGCTTTTTGTATTACATCTCTAGCTTCAGCCCGTTTACCTGCCACATCAAAAGGCGAAAATACACCGCCTAAAGCAGCGCCACCAACAAAACTATCTAAATATTGTTCTCTTGCTTGAGGACTTGTTAAACTTAATCCTGCTTGTAAACGATCAAACCAATCTTGCCCAGCCTCTGTAGCACCTTCTATACCAGCAACTTTAGCGCCGCCAGCAATAAACTGCCCTGCTGTTTTGCGAATACCTTGATCAACAATTTTTTTAGCGGCTTCTTCTGTTAAGTCTTTTCCAACAGATTTAAATATTTTTTGTACGCCGGGAACGTATTTAAGACCAACAATATCTAAAGCTGTTTGTGGTACAGCTGCAACAGCGGCATTAAATAAACTAGTTTCTTTTAAGTCTTTACCAGCAACACCTTCTTCCGGTGCGCCTTTCATTTGAGTGCCTAAGTTAGCGCCAGTAAATTGTAAGAACGAAGGTACAGCCGCAGCTGCGCCTGCCCCCAAAGCCCCCAATCCAGCAGCCTCAGCACCAAAACCAGCCACAATAGGCGCTGCCATATAAGGTATAGAACTACCAGCTGTTTCTTTTAGCTTCTCCCATGGAGACTCTAACCAACCTTTTGTTGTTGGGGCAAAAACCTGTTCTTGTTTTTCTTCTTGCGCTTTAGCGTATTTCTCAGCTTCAGCAGTATCCATTAAACCAGTTCTACCGGCTAAGGTAGCAATATCACCTTTTAAACCTTCAAGTCCTGATTTAAAAGCGCCGGTAAATCCTGTGTCTGGTTTTTCAAGTGGATTAAAAGCGGTGGGGTATTTTTCTTGAGCTAAAGCAAAAGCTTGTTGTGGCGTAGCCCCTTCTGGTACTTTAAAGTAGCTGTTATCAGGTAGCTTTATATATGCCATATACTTTACAAAATTGTTTAGCTAACGAGGCTAGTTATTGACGAACAACTGCGTTTTTATCAATTGTACTATAAGTAAGAGGCTGTCCACCACTATTTATATATTGTTGATATGTCATAGCGTTAGTTACCCCAAAAGGTTCTAACTCTCGTTTTGTTTTTGGGTCTAACCCTTTAAAATCAGTGATAGCTTGCTGAATAGTAATTTGTGACATTTTAGCATTTGCACCAACGCCTTTAGCTGCCATAACGCCGGGCATTTCATTGTAGTAGTTTGCTCTAGCCTTAAGTTCCGAAATTTCAGCAGGAACTTTTTCTTCAGCAACAGCTGCCAAACGCTTATGAACTGCAAGCGTGCCAATATCATTTTGGAATTTTTGAGCCAAACCTTGATACTTTTCTACAAGTTCTTGATTGCCTTGTTCTTCTGCAACCGCAGCTTTTTGTAAATTAAAGTTATAGTCACGATAATCTTTTTGCAATTCTTTAGCTTCTTTACGGCTTAAGTTAAGCGCGGCTAATCCTGATGTGTTACCTTCTTGAACAGCTTTACCAAACTGCGGATTAGCCAATAGCGCAGCACCCATGTTCATCATGTACTGACCAATGCCTTGATTTCTAACATCTTCAATTTCTTTTTTACGCTCAGGTTCTGCTTTAGCGTGTTCATCTAACATATCTTGGAATTTACTATGTTTATTCTGCAAATCACTTATGGTACTGTTAATGCTGTTATACATATCATCATTACGCATTTGATCCATAACATCTGCTGGCGGCATAGACCCCGGAGGCAACTTAGCATTTGGGTTTGTAACTGGTGCTGTTAAAGGTGCTGTTAAAGGTACTGTTGAAGGTACTGTTGAAGGTGTCCTATTTTTTAAAGCTGCGTCTAATCCAGCATTAGATGTGTTTGTTTGTGCCGTTGCTACAGGCGCAGGTGTTGGCGTATTTGTTAAAGAAGGCGCGGCTAAATTTGTGCCTTTTAAATTAGCTTCAGTTTGTTTTTTTACTTCCGCAGCTTTAGCAACATTAGATATAGCCTGCCTAGCCTGCCTATACGCTGCTTTGTTAGCCAAATCAGCTTCATCTTCTTGGCTAAGATCGCTACTATAACCACTAAACCCACCCATAGGGTCAACAATCACTTGATTATTAGTTTGCCCATTATATCTAGGAACATCTTCTTCGCCTGTAATACCACCAGCACGCATAGACTGCATATTAGGTGCAGGAATTTGATCTAAGCCAGCTTGAGGAGCAGGGGCGTTTTGTGCCGATGGTTGACCCATAGGCTGTTGACCCATAGCTTGAGGCGGTACTATCATCTGTTGCGGATGAGCAGCTTGTTGTTCAGCTGATAATAACTGATCTTTAATTGATGGTTGTTGCCCTTGTTGCCCAGCCATAGCTGTGCGTAATTCTTGACGACCTTGTGCAGCTAACATAGCCGCAAATTGAGGAACCTGAATAGGTGAACCATGCACATCTAAAGTAACTGGCTTTCCTGCTAACACGTCAGCAAGAGTTTGGTCAGGGACATTCTTTAACATGTCCATCATAGCAGTCATATTAGATAAATCTTGTCCTTTTTGTTGCGGTGCTCCAAAAGCAGCGCCTAGTCCAGCTTGTTGTGTATTTATCATAGATTAGCCCCCAAATGCTTTATATGCGCCGGCTGCGCCTAACCCAAGACCCATTAACTGTTGTGAAGTTGTTGGGTTTGCTTGATATGTTTGTGTTGTAGCTGACTGTAACGGCAAGCCGTGTAATAGGTTTGATAAGAAACCCAACTGCATATATGGATACTGTTGTGCTGTAGCATAGTTTTGAACAGCCTGATTGATAATATTCTGCTGTTGGTTCTGTTGCTGTGCACCCATTTGACTCTGCTGATTAATAATATTTTGTTGAGCGCCTAACTGTTGCCCGCCTATGTTTGCAAGATTACTTGCTGCTTGTCCAGCTTGTCCGTACCCAGCTTGCTGTGCACCCACACCTTGTAGCCCTGTTTGAGCGCCTTGTATACCTAACTGACCTGCTTGACCAGCACCTTGTAAACCCATGCCGTAACCTTGCATAGCTTGTGAACCAGCTTGACCTGCGCCTTGTAAGCCCATACCATAACCTTGTAAAGCTTGAGCGTTTCCTGCCAAAGCTGCTTGATTTGCTGCCTGCATTTGTTGTTGAGCATTTTGAAACGCAGTATTGTATCCTTGACCAATAATTTGATTCTTAGCAAGACCGGCATTACGCTGATTTTCAGCAGCCATTAATGCTTCACGGGAACCACCAAAAGCACCTGATTGAGTAGCTGCGCTTTGTTCCCCTTGCCCAGTAATATCATACTGTCTTTGAACTTCGGCAAGTTGTGGATTTAAACTAGCTTGTAAATATGGGTTCATGTATCCTTGAACAGCATTAGGGTCTTGTGACATTTGTCCTAAACTTTGCCCAATATTTGCACCTTGTTGACCAGCCATCGCACCTAAACCACCATATGCATTTGATAACCCAGCAGCCTGTTGACCAGCCATTGCGCCAGCGCCGCCATACACATTAGATAAACTAGCATTTTGTTGCCCCGCTCTTGCACCCATGCCCCCATACATACCAGCTTGACCAGTAGTACCAAGAGCGCCTAAACCAGAAGTTGTAGCTAAATCGGTTGCAGTCCCATATTGACCGGGTGTTTGAAGGTTAGCTGCACCAGTAAATGCTTGTTGTTGCATAGGGGAAAACCCTGCAACGTAATCGGATGGGTTATTACTATAAGGTTGATACGCTTGAGTAGTTGTATATGTAGTATTACCGCTAGCGTCTGTTGTCGGCTGAAATACTTGCTGCTGCGCAGCACTCATCATGTTCTCTACATATGGCTGAGCATACGTTGGTAAATTGGTTTGCTGTACCGTACTGGTAGTATTTGTTGGTGCTGGTGCACTTCCTCCGCCGCCGCTCATAATTTAATCTCCATTAATGTAGCCTTCTTTTCAAGCTTAACCTTTTCATACAGCCTAATAGCTGCGTCTCTCGTAAATACCTGCACTCTTGTTGCACCCATTCTGCGTAAAATTGTTAACACTTGCTCAAAAACATTATTGTTTACAACATTTCTACCGCCTAAAGTAGTTATAGTAGCTGTTCTATGATTTGCGCCGTTAGAAAAAGCTACTGTAGCTGCTCCATGAATCTGTTGTAAATCATCTACTGCCACCAACAAAAGCCAAGAACCTGTAGTCAAAAAAACTTTAACTTGGTCAGTCGTATAATCATCCGTATGTTCTAAAGCACGATCAATAAACGAAGCAACCGCTGACCAAATTTGTGTAATATATTCTACATTTACAGGTTGAACTTTGATCATGTTGGCAAATACTTTTCTGCTTTAATTTGTTTACCTTGTTTCGGATTTCCTGTTCTCGCCTTACGTACTTTGTCCATCATAGCGTATAGACGCTTAGCGCCAGCATCAGTAGACCCATTACCCAAATGGCTAACAACATCAGCAGGAACTACAAATTCACCTTCAGCTAATCTAGCTGGTTGATGTTTACCAATTTTAGCAGGTATATTGTCACTCATGCCATCGCCCGGACCTTTTAACAATCTGCCGCCATCTGAGTAAGAACCTAAATTATATGTCTCACCCCCATGCGCTAAATTAAGATTACCTAAGCCAGCAACAGATGGTCCTTGAGCTACTCCTACAGGAGTTTGTGCTTGATACATTGCGTTATTTAATTGTGCTTTTGAAGCATCCCATGGAGACATAGCTGCTAAACTTGCTGCGTTTGTGTATGAAGGTTTTTTAGATTTAGCGCTTCCGCCACTAGCCATAGCCTGAGTCATATCGCCTGTCATTGGGTTTGTGGCTGGTTCAAATTCTCTTACTGCCATAGCGCTTGCAGGCAACTGAGTCGGATCCATAAAGTTAGTATGTTCTTGTTGACTCATTGGATACATTTGACCGGGCTGACCACCCATAGCCATACCGCCACCAGCTAAAGCAACAATACCGCCAGTAGCAGCAGTATAAGGATTTTGAACATAGTTTCTATATTGTGCTTGATACGCAGGTGATGGCTGCGCTGGTTGATATGGATGGTAGTTAGGGTCTAACCTAGTTGCGTTAAAACCTGTGTCGGGTGTTTGACCGGGGATAGCACCTACTGAATTGGGTGGTTGCGCTAACAACGCTGGTACTGCTACGCCAGCTAAAGATTTCCAATTAGCTTTAGCAAAATCAGTTGCTGCGCTAGGAGATGCTGTTACATTTGAAAACCCTTGAGCCATATTAGCAGCATTACTTGGGATAGCTGCTTGTTGTCCTACTCCTTCAGCAGTTGATGCGGCACTTCTAACACTTTGTAACCCAGCATCTCCCATACCTGCATTTTGTTCTGCTAATAGTGCGGCTTGAGATCCCGGCGCTGCTGAAGCACCTTCTACACCCAATTGAGCAGCTGTATTTGCTGCTGCTCCCGATGCTGCCCCTGATGCAGCTAAACTTTCTGCTAAATTACCGCCACTATAAATACTTAAACCAGTCATCAAGCCTTTACCTACATCACCAGTTTTAGAATAGTCATACAAACCACCAGCGCCAGCTACAAAAGGTAAAAGTGCAGGAGCAAAAATAGCAGTGCCAATACCAAGAGCCGCAGGTAAAAAAGCATCTAAAACACCAGCTTCAGGAAGTCCCGTTTGTGGATTTAAAGTAAGACTTTTACCGTGCGCTTGAGCTAGATTTTGTAAACCCGCCAGCTCTTTATTTGACATATGTACGAGTTTACTATCCGGTCCACGTCCGTGATCCTCAAGATGTTTAGCTACATGTTGTAAACTCATAAATAGACCTCTTTCAATTTACTATATAATAACATTTAAACTGCCGTTCCGGAAGCATTTTTCCACGCACTCCCGCTCCACCAAATAGGTATACCTAGCGTCGTATCATAAAAAAATTGACCAATTTGTAATTTAACTGTTGGTCTTTGTGAGGTTGTTCCACTTGGAGGAACCGTTAGCCCACTTGAAAAATTATCAAGCTGATTAAAATAAAGACGCAAAACATTCAGAATTTGATCTTGATACTGCTGTGTATAGTCTACCGGTGCAACAGGTAAGTTTGGTGCTTTTGGTGGCAGTAGCGTTAGGGTTTTTAATGGAGTTGTCATCTACGCCCATCCGGTCTGATATCTATTCTTGGGCTACCTAATTGCCAAGCAACTCCAACTGTATTTGACTCAATTCTAAATGCCATTTGACGACCACGCAAACGTGTATAAACCTGTCCTGTAAACTGCTGTACGTTATAAACACTTGATTTAGCATAGTTATTTCCACTAACAACTTGTGGATTATCTGCTTGCCCGTAAGGTGTTCCTGAGTTTTGTCTTGGTTTAACCGTCATCGTACAGGAAGGAGCATTGACAGTAGATCCATTAAAGTTAACGTCCGGCAATATTCTCCACACAAAACCAAAATTATGTCCATCACCAATATCAAAATCAGAGGACTGCACATAAGCATCAATAGGCAAGGTAACTGAGGTAGCATTATCGTCAACTCCAAATTCATGGTTTAACAAACGCCCGTTGTAATCGGCGGCAATCGGATACTGCTCAATACCATTTTGAATCCACGCGGTGCGACCCATCGTACCGTAATACCATACTTGATCTAAGTAATTATATATGACATAACTGTCTATTTTTGTAGAATTTTGTGAGCAGTAGAACCACCAAACTTCATTATATCCTTCATTAGCGCCAGCAAACACTTGGAAAGACTGGTCTGGATTTAAATTATCAAACACATATTGACGTACTGCACAAGGTAGGGTTTGTACTGTACCTGAATAAATATAGAACTTATTAGCGCCCATCCAGTAAGTCACGTTGTTTACTGTAATCATAGCGTTAGGTGACATGATGGAGATATTATCCATTAAAACTTGGAAGCCCCAAACATACGGCGCGCCTAAATACTGCATGGAGTATAAGGCTGAATCTGTCCAAATAAGAATCTCTTGACGGGTTGTTCTTGCCCCAATAATCTGCGAACCGTTTGATAAAGCAAATTCACCTGACTGATTAGTTACTGATGGCACCCATTGATATTGATTTGCTTGATCTGACCAACGCACAAGCAAAGGATTAAACCCACCACCTGAATATGAGTTAGATCCCATAGCAATTAAAAATTGTTGAATCGGCGCACTTAAAACCTGAAGTGTTTGTACAGGAACAGCAGCACTACTATAGCCATAGAAGTTTGCTAAATAAGATAATGATACCGCTCTAGTACCAACACCGTTTTGGTCTTGCCAATAATAAATAGGACCACCACGAGGTGCAAGCGCTAAATCTTGCCCATAGTTATCTGATGACCAAAGACGTAATTGAACTCCAACTCCAGAGGTATAACCTAAGCCCCAACCATGAGTTCCAAGACCTTCTAAAACAATAACCGCAGAACCACCACCAGATGTAGTAGAACTTGCAGTAAAAGAGCTTGGTAAGGTAATCTGATAAGTGTTAGTTGTTACACCTGATATAACATAGGTCGTATTAAGCATAGAAGCAGGTATGCCCGCAAAAGTTGTAGCCCCAGTAAACGCTACATAAGTTCCGTTAGACATACCATGCGCTGTTTGCGTAACTGTTACAACTGAACTTCCTGATGTTGCTGCAAATGGATTTGAACCTAAAGTTACATAAACAGGACTAGAAATACCGCCCCACGGACCCGCACCCCAACCAATACCTACCGTATAAACTTCATTACCTATAGGATATTCGTAGTTAACTACCGCCGCAGTTGGTCCAGCTGCACTTGGTGCTGTTGCTGCCGTGATCGTATATGTTGTAGAAGAAGGTACGGTTTTAACTACATACTCACCTGTAAAGACATACCCACCTACAGTATATGAACCACCAAAAACTATGTAATCGCCGACACTTGGATTGTAAGCACCATCTGTAATTGTTACTGTTGTTGTGCCATTTGTGGTTATAGTTACAGAAGAGCCCGTCACTATATATGGTGTTATGTCGTTGTAAGTACCGCCTTGATAAATATAATACTTAATATTAGTGCCGGCACCTAAAAAATTATCGCCTGTTAAATCTACCCAATTCCATAAGTTACGGCACACACCTAGATATTGATTAGGACTTACTTGCCCCCAACCACCGATCTTTTCAGGAAACCCAGAACGAAAACGAATTTTGTCACAGTCATACCAACCACCCTCGTTAGAGTAATCAGTACCTTCTCTATTAACACCCGGTCTAAACTGTAACTTTTGTAATGGCATGGTTTACCCTAATATAGTTAATGCTTTGCTGATATTTGTTTCACGTTCAGCTAGCCCAATTGTCCCACCATTAATACGTTTTGTCATAGTTACGTAATCTGCTTTATCGGCTAGTTCATTTAACTTTCTAGTATTCCAAAACCATCCAGCAGATAGACAAGCGTATTCAGGTGTAGCCAATAATTCAGGCTTTTCAATAATTTCAGGTTTATCAATAGCTGTTGCAAAAGAAGTATAGTTAGCACGACCAGTCAATTGAATCAAACCTCTTCCGAAAAAAGCGCCTCCGTCACCGTCTTTGGTATTGCCTAAATCAGAACGATGTCCATACATAGCTTCTGCAATAGCTTGCTTTCCTTTAGCAACACAGTCTTGGGCTTTAGTAAGGCTAAAACGATTAGGAAATATCTGCACTAAACGAACAGCAGAATAGTTAAGGTTCTCTTCTAAATGTGTAAAATTACCGCTTTCATGTTTGCATTGACCAATAAAACTAGCCATTCTTGCAGGTGTATTAATTTCAAATTTAGTAAAAGTATCGTTTAGAGGTTGCAACCATTTTTCATCAATACCTAATTTAACTAACTGTTCACTTGTTATCATCATCACTTCCTATTTTAATCCCAGTAATTAAACCAATAAACCCACCAACTACCGTTTTGAAAAGCTGGTCCAATAATTTCAAATACTTTTGCATCATCGACATTAGGGTCAATTACAGCAAAGCCAAACATAAGCAACATGGCAATAATAACGCAAACAAGCGACCATGAAGCAATTAACATTATGTGATCTTTAGTGTTCATTTACTTGCTACTCCTTGCACCTTTTCAAATGTTCTTAAACCACCCATACCTAGCATGCCCATCATAAGCTGCCATAAATTATCGTCAAGTCCGGGTAATGGCGGAGCAGTAATACCAAAAGTAGGTAGTATGCCTATGGCTAGCGGTTTTAATAAATATTGGTAGAACAGTGCCAACGCGCATACCCACCCGATTGCTGGTCTCCAGCCCGATACAAATATTGATGCACTTTTAGCTTCCTCTTTGTTAATGTCAGTTTGTGCGGTCATAGTAGCCAAATCGCCTGACTGTTGTAACTTTAACAACTCTAACTTAGCGTTTGCGGCTTGCGCTGGGTCTGGAAAGATTCTAGTAATTAAAGTATTACCTAAATCTAATGCCGCTGAAATTGGGTCTAAAGCCATATTAATCCTTTAACAATATAATTAACATCATACAAATCAAAGCAAACATTGTCCACCATTTAAACAATTCATCATCCACGCACAATGTCCTTTTTCGTTTTTACAATAACCTTGTGTTCTTTGTCAAACTTTGGTTTTGGTAATTTTATTTTCTCTAGTTCTTTAATCTCAAAATGCAAATAAATTACATAAGACCAAATAACTAGTTCAACTAAAAATACCGCAAACCAATACTTAACCCAGCTCATACAAGATTAAAGTAATACAATAAACAAGTAATTATAAAAGCAGCAAACCAACAATAAAACTGCACCCGTCTTACATCTTCTAGCTTATGTCCGTAATACTTCTTACTTTCTTGATGCTCTTTCTCAACTACTGCTTTTAATTCTAAAACTTTACTCCATTCTTTAGCGCCATACTTTGCCTTAAATTCTCGTTCGGCTTGATTTTCTGCTTCTATAATTGCACTTTGATTCTGGTATTCTTGGATTGCCCGATATATCATCGAGTTTTCCATTGCCTCTTCGTGTATCTTGTGCTTTTTTCTTGCTTCTAATTCTTGTAAAGCAACTTCGGTTCCATCACGCTGGATGTTTTCAATACTTTTAGTTAGTTTTTTCCCAGCCTCTCTACTTTGTTCAAGGCTATTAGCTAAAGAATTTGCACCTTCGGCAATAGGGTTTATGTCTGGCATTCACTATTTTTACCAATATCCAGTTACATAAACATACCCATCACCGCCATTTGCATAAGCTGGCGGATTTAAATTACTAATATTACCTCCACTATTATCATGCGAATAATGACCACCTATTCCAGCCGCACCATATCCACCGCCATCATAGCTTAAATTATTTCCTGTGCCACTTCCGGGTGAGCCCGGTGCAGTAGAACCACCACCTCCACCGCCATATGATCCACCGCCATTACCTCCATTTGATC